CCCGTTGAAGGGACATAGCCCGGCGTCCAGCGCGAGACTGTTCTGCCGTTGTTGTCCTCCATCGTGTGACCGTCGAGGTCCTGGACCGTGCTTGTTCCACTGGTATGCATCCAGACCGCATACGACCCCGGCCGCAGAAATTTGATCCTGTTGCCTGAGAGCTCGTAAAGGCCCCGCGCACCAATGGCCACGGCAGACTGCAGAGCGAGGGCTGAGCTGTCCGTAGATTGGGAGTAAATTTGGAGGTTGGAAGATCCGTGGGACTGCTTGGGAGCATGCAGCCGAACCGTGTACTTGACCCAAATGTTGCCCTTCTCGAATGTGTCGTTGATTCCCTCCAACCCGTACAAAATGTAACCGGGAGTGGTAGAGTACTTCGACTCAGGCGCGGAGGCTTGGCTGGCGCCGTTGCTGGTCAACCCAACGATGTTGAACACCATACGGGTGAGTTGCTCGGCAGCCATGCCGACTGCTCCTGGGGCCCAAACAGAAAACTGCTTGGCACCCGGGAGTGCCTTCATCCAAGAGAGAGAGCCAGTCTTGTTATTTCCACGAGTAGGATCATCAGGCTGGTAAAATGGTGCAACGACAACGGCACCTGGGGTGCTTGTCGGGGCAAGTGGCCGGTATTCGGCCTTGACGGATGTGAATTGGTAGTTCTGGAAGTGTTCAGCGATTCCGGAGAGCCACCCGAACGACTGCGGGCGGACGGCAATCGAGCCCTGCATTGCAAGGCCCGTGTCCGACGAGCCGACGGCAAGGACTGACTCATCGTTGGTGATTTCGATTGAGCCATCCTTGAGTTGCCGAAATTTCGGTGGGGCACTCATGAACCGTTGGTCTACTGCTGCGGGAGCGCGGAGCGGAGGCTTGTTAGACCGTCCGCCGGCACCTGGTGCCATGCTGAGGGATGCGCCTCCCTTTCTATTGCTTTTGTTGTTGTTCTTTGGCATATCTTACGATACTAGAGACCCGTGTGGAAACAGCGGGTCTGTGGGCCTACCGTCCTTGCACCAAACGGTCTTTCCCACCTGTCTAAGTTGTTCTTCGATCTCGCGTTGGATTGCCGGTTCCACACCGAATGCCCTCCAAAAGGACACCCGCGCGGCATCCGTGACCTCCGCACGGACGGCAGTCATCCCCCGAGATAACCACTCGAGGCCAGCAAGCCACAACGGCTGCTTGGTTGACTTGTCGATTCCAACGCGCTGGTACATCAGGTAGAATTCCTGGGTGATCGGCATCCCGCTGGCTAAAGCTAAGCCAGCCTTGCCTACCCCAAACATCCATACCTTCAGCTCTCTCAGTGATTGAACCGTGTGCATGTTCATCGAAT